ATTAATTATGGAGCGTCTGCCATTATGCGGTGGTATACCAATAATACAGAGGTGTTGACAGATCGGTATGGAAACAAGCAGTATGGGAAAATAGAACCGAAGCTAAGAAAAAATGATGGGTTTATGGCGTTTCTGGTATCGATGTATTCCAAGGATTTAATAAAGGAGAAAGTGGTATATGTTTGATTTCTTATTTCAAAATAAAAAAGGAGATTTGGTATCATATACAGATAGCATTACCGTAAACATTAAAAAGCTTGAAGTAGCAAAAATGGCTATTGAAAAGGCGGTAGGAATGATCGCACATGCAATAGCGAAAAGCGAGTTTATCGTCAATAGAAAAGGGAAAAGAGAAAAGGATCATATTTACTGGCTGCTGAATATTCGGCCAAATCCAAATGAA